TTAATGAAGGTTTCTATACCTTTCTAACGAAGTGTATCTAAATGTATTTAACTGGGGTACTTTTTGGGGCACTTGCTGGGGCACCTGTAACTTTTTTAAAATGGTGCCCCAGTTCGTAAAAATGTAGATAAAGAAGGTTTGGACAGGTACTATTTTATAAGGAAAGAAAGATATATAAATTCCTTTAAAGTTAATATTTTCTAAGATGCCTAAATTGGCAGTTGTTTTTTCTGCATCATCGCCTACAAAGAACCCAACTAATTTTGCTGGTAAGCTCTTTTCAGTAGCAGTAGATAAAGCTTGATTAAACAAATTTTCACGCGCAGCTTCTTTTTGAGATTGCTCAAATTGTGCCTTTAACTCACGTAACTGTTTCGCTTCCTCTGATTCTGGTGGATAACGCTTGGAAATCTCATCTTCTAATTTCTTTGGAAGAGTTTTAGTTTCGTACGTTTTAATCGCATCAGTTACTCGAGTATCAGCAAATGATTGAAGCCATTTCTTACCCTCATCATCGTCGTTTAGAAATGATTGAACCGATTCAAGTGTCAATGTAGCCCCTTGACCGTTTCCTCCTGATGCTGGCTCCGGTGTAGGTTCAGGCGTTGGCTCTGGATTAGGATCTCCTTCTCCCGCAAGCATTTGAATATCTAAAGGTATTAACGTTTTAAGATTGAATGGATTTTGATTCATAATTTCCTCCTTGCCCAATTTAGTTACTCGAATGAATCCCTAAACTGTTCAATAGTGTATTTGTTCTCGTTCTTTATAACGTCTTCGAGAGGAAAGACAAAAATAAAAAGCCATTCTAAGTGAATGACTTGTGTAGGTTTATAACAATTTTGATTAATATCATGAGAAAAAACCAAGTTTTGAAAAAGCAGAATAAGTAGTTTAATTACCATTTCTCATTATTTTTATAATTTTTCAAATGAATGTACTCATCATTTTTCATTTTCTTCCAACTACTAATACCGTTCAAAATAAGCATAAAAATTACAAATAAAGCTGAACCCACCATGTAATGACCTAAGTAAAAAATAACAAATGCCCCAACCAATAATGATATCATCAGCAATATCGCTAAAATTTGTAATTTATTATTCTTCTTATCATTCATAAAATCCACCTCCTAATTAAATGTTTTTTGTTATTCCCATACGTTATTATGGTTTATTTTACCACACGATTAAAATTCTTATATAACTTTCCTTACTTAATTACAAAATAATTTTGATTACCCTTGAGAAACTTTCAAACTTCAATTTGCGCTAAATTTTTTCTTCCACTCTTCATAACTCATAAATGGCACCGTTACACTCGGCGGTTTAACCTGTTTATACGCTTTGTTAAAAGCTTGTCTATAAGTTAGCCCTTGATCAGACATATAAGCATCAATACGTGCAGCCAATTGCTTTTGGTAAGTATCATCCATGTAATCTCTACCTCTTAGATATTCAGGAAGCTTGCCATTAATCATGTATATCGTATGACAACGACACTGGATATCCATTGAAGCAATGCCCCATAACCTCGGTGCTTTTGATTTCCACTTGCCATAGTGAAAGTAGCCATCTTTATCAGCTTTCTGACCATCTAGCTTTCTATGAGACTTACGAACTCTCATATCAAGTGATGACATCCATACCTTTGTTAATTTTGCTGTTTTGCTCGCCTGTTCCTCAATAGCTAGGTCAACTTGCGACCTTACTCGACCACCTTCTGTTCTGGCAACAAGAATAGTCTTTTCCTTGTCCATCCCATTGCGTTCTCGATTCGAATTGCCATGTCTGTGTAGCTTTCACCAGCCTGTAGGCTTTGAGCTATCTCGATGTTCAAACGCCTAATAATTTCGTTCCTATGAGCTTCAAATATCTTCGGAAGTGTTAAAAATTCAACAGGATTTGTTAACGCTGCTTGAATCACCTCAACAGATGGTATTTTAAAGCCCATTTCTTCGCCTGTAGACTGTTGTAAGAGATAAGCCATTAGTAAGTATCTCTCAATATAAAGTCGTTCCTCTGAAGCTTGTATGAGTTTAATAATCTCTTTGTAATCAGCATTCAACTGTTGTGCAATCAACTTCATCTCTTGATTAAAGCGATTGTATTTGTTAACGTCTGTCCAAGTAGCTTGACCGTTCTTACCGAACTTCTTATGCATCTCAAGCATTTGAAATAGTATCGTCTTTAATCGTCGTCCAAAAACAATCTCAATATCCCTCTCAGCTTTAGCTTCTAAATCATCTAAGATACGATTGATTTTCTGTTGATTCATGACTCATCAACTTCTTTCGAATCTTCGTCATCCTCATTCAAAGGTTCAAGCCCATTACCAAACAGTTGTTCATCCTTCTGCATTTCTTCAAGTTCATACTCCACATCATCAACAACAGACAACTTAGAAAGGCGAGTACGCTCTGACACTAATCCTTTTAACGCTTGTGATGCCTGAGCCTCGGACAGCAAATCAATAGGAATGTTGCGTTTATATTCATACCAAACTTTCAAGTAATCGTCTTTTGAGCAAATACCTTTTTTGGCCCATGCACTACATAAGACTTTGAATTGGTAACGTAAAGCTGTCGTAAACTTTCGCTCCATCGTTTTGCATTTATTCTCAAGCGCCATAAGTTTATACGTAACTGTCCATCTTTATCGATAATGTCTGTCTTAACTGGATGTGCTGGATTTTCTGGGTTAGTATCTAAGAGGATTTGAGCCCCTGGATATGAACACCGTGAGATAACCTCTTTGACAAACATGTCATGTAATGCGGTACCTTCGTTTAAAAATCCACCTGCTGCAGTAAAACCACGTGCCTTTTTCCATGCATCCGCATTGGTTCCATCAAAGCAATAAACCTTATTACCGAATACATGAACAGCATTAGTTTTATCCAACTTTAATTCTTTACCTAAGATAGCCTCCATATCATCAAGCACATTCCGACGAATACTTGCTTGTGTGGATCCACCAATAATAAAGAGAGCCCTTGGTTTTCGAACTTAGCAATATGCATTAAAAAAAGCAGTATAAGAATAAATGTCTTACCTGCCCTCTTGGCACCACTAGCAGCTAATATTTTAGGTTTTTCATGAATAAAGCAGTCCATAACCTCTTTTTGTTTTGGTGTGAGCTCTGACATTATTCATCACCTGCCATACGACGTAACATTTTCGCAATTTCTGATTCTTGCTTATTACTATCAGGGTTTTTGAGTTTGCTAATTTCGGTTTTTGTTTTATCGACGGACAATTGCATCTGCTCAAGCTTCAAGCGTCGTTCATCGTCTTGGTCAGCCATCTCAACAAACTGACGAATAGAAGAACGCAACTCCCCAATTGCTCTTGATTGAGCAGTGAGTAGTTGCGCCTGTCTTTCCCATGCGAATTGGAATTCATATTCTTCTTCAGTTACAGCCTTTTCTACGCCTCCGTCATCTTCTTTAGAACGCGGATAGTATTCGTATTTTGCTTTTTTGAGCTCCTTTATGATTTCGTCTTTTGATTCAACATGCATAATACGTTGAGCCCTTATAATTGCAGCATATTGTATTATCTGATCCCAGATTAGATCGGCTGGAGAACGCTCGTTCATCGTTTCCATGATTTCGAGTGTTTCTTCAGGCAAGAACTTAGCAAAGAATCCATGTGTTGTTGCATTCTGATTTTGCTTTGGTGCACCATGCCCCTTAGCATTGGAATTACCTGATGGAGCCCCCCGACTTCGTTTAGTAACGTTACCATTGGATTTAGTAACGTTACCTTTCAATTGATCATCCCATTTATCTTGATTCTTCCACTTTCTGATTTGTGAGTCGGATAAATCTAACTGCTCTGCAATATCCTTCAGGAGCACTTGCCCTTTGCTTTCAAGCCACATTTGAAACGCTTCATCACGTTTCGGATTTCTAGGTCTAGCCATATCTCATACACCACCACCTCCATCATTTGTTTGTTTTGTAATCACCTCATTATGCTAGTTGCACATTTCTTAAAAAATATGAGCCGGTCATGTATGTCATGCTCCGAACGAACTTGTGGAGCGCGAGTCCGGTCGTCGGTCTGTCTTTCCCTAATATTTAGGTTTTGATAAATACCAATAGAGGAAAACCTTACTACGCCGTCCTGCCTCCCATTTTACATTATTATTTTTAGCTCACCTAATCTATAACGAATGTAACATATATAACGTTTGTAACATCTATCACATTTGTAACTTTTACAACAAATTTTCAAGAACTTTTTAAAATTCCCTCTTGAACCTCAAGTTACTTTAGGTTATATGATAAACCTATACTTTTGATAGGAGGAATTTTGATGAATAAGGTTAAAAAGTTTTCTATTGGTGAATTTTCTGAAAAGACAGGAATTCCAATTCCTACTTTGCATTACTATGATGAAATTGGTTTACTACAACCCGAAAAGAATCCTTCTTCAGGGCATCGCACTTACTATTTTCAAGATATTATTACCTTGCAAAAAATTCTCAGCCTAAAATTCCTAGGGTATAGTCTAGATAAAATAGCTATTTTGTTACATGAGTCAAGTTTTAACGTTGATTTGAATGAAAGTTTATCTCTGCATTTAAATGCTTTAGTAAGTGAAAAGGAAAAAATTGAACAATCAATCCAAGCGATTAATAGAGTAATAAAGTTAGTCGAAGAAGAAGGAGAAGTAGATAGTACGATATTATTTAGCCTTATATACAATATGAAAGTAGAACATAAACACGAAGAATGGATGGAACGTCATAGTTTAACGGACATCAAAGAAGAGCTTTCAATCAAATCAGAGGATGATAAAATTACCTTGGATAAAACATTTATTAAATTATCTAAAGAAATGAAACAATTATATGGTAAACCTATAGATGACTATAAAGTACAAGAGATGGTCAAAAACTATTTAGATTCAATTTTTTCATTTCTTGGTGACGATTTGATACAAAAGTTAGCTGATACTAATGTGGAAGAACTGGATATTCAAGAACTTGAATATATGACAATTTCTCCTTTCACTGAAGATGAACAAAAATGGTTTAATCAAGCAATAGAATTTTATATGAAACAAGTAGAAATGGAATAAAAACAACTCTATTTGTAGGGGTACAAGGCCCCTACATCATTCCATCATTTGATTTACAATGTTATCCTTAATACGTTTAATGCTCGTTACTGATAAAGCCATGTGTTGGCCTATCCAACGTTGTGATTTGCCGTCTAACATCCAGTTCAATACCTGAACTTCTCTATCGCCATTAACTCGTTCAATTAGCTTCTGAACCTCTAAAAGCTTCTTCTCATACTCTGCAACACGCTTAATATTTTTAGAACGTCTAATAGCTTCCTGCATAATTGGATCGCCTACACCACCTACTGCCTTTGGTAGTGTAGCCTCAATCCCATACTGTGCCGTTTTTGCCCCTATAACCATTTCTGCTCGCATTTCTTTGATGGCGTTAACCATCCAGTGGTAGTCTGTAATCATTGAATCTAAAGCATCT